TTATTGACTTCCTCATTGATGGAAATATATTTATTTACTTTGACGGAGTACATTTATATCACTTGCCAGCAGACGATATGATTATTCATGCAAGTGATACAACTTATGTAGAAAAGTATACTTACAAAGAGCGTATTACTTATTCTCCCAATGAAATTATTCATATTAAAGAAAACTCCTTCTATTCTATCTATAGAGGTGTTCCACGTTTAAGTCCTGCACTACGCACTATCCAACTTATGATGTCGATGCGTAAATTCCAGGATAACTTTTTCAAGAACGGTGCAGTGCCTGGACTAGTTCTAAAAAGTCCTAACACTCTCTCAGAGAAGATTAAAGAACGTATGCTTATGTCTTGGCAAGCTCGGTATAAGCCAGATGCAGGCGGTAGACGTCCTCTTATTCTAGACGGCGGCCTCGAAGTAGATGCTATATCTAATGTTAACTTTAAAGAATTAGACTTTCAGGCAGCTATCTCAGAAAATGAAAAAATTATATTAAAAGCACTTGGAGTACCACCTATTTTATTAGACTCTGGCAATAATGCAAATATTCGTCCAAATATGCGTTTATATTATTTAGAGACTGTACTGCCTATTGTAAGAAAAATTAATTTTGGTATGGAAAGATTCTTTGGTTATAAGATAAATGAAGACATTACGGATATTCCAGCTCTTCAGCCTGAGTTAGCGGATCAAGCATCTTACTTCTCGTCTCTTGTGAATACAGGTATTATATCACCAAATGAAGCAAGAAAGATACTAGGCTATGAATCTATAGAAGGTCACGATGATTTAAGAATACCCGCTAATATAGCAGGCAGTGCTGGAGACCCTAGCCAGGGAGGCCGTCCTGCTGAGACAGGGGACACAACCCCACAAGAAGGAGACTCAAATGTCTAATGTTAGACAACGTAAAAAAGCACTACAAGATTTAGCAATGTATTTTGCAGAAAAGAATAAAGTACTTACTCAAGCAGAGTATATCAAAGCAGAAGATAAACCCATAACTTTTTCTGGTATTCGTAACGTATTTCGCAGCTACTCAAGAATGGTAGAGATGTTACAAGCTAATGAACCAGATCTTTATGCTTTAATAGGTAAGAAAGAAGTACCGGCACCAGTGCCTGTAGCTCCAAAAGTACCAAAGCCAGCAGTAAAGGTAGCGGTCAAGCCTGCTGTTAAACCAGCAGTAACCAAGGATAAAGATGATGAATAAAATCTTTAATCTTACTTCTACTTTTAAAGCTGTAGAAGGAATTGATGGTTCCGTTACGATTCGTGGAATGGCTAGTACAGCTGACTTTGATCGTGCTGGAGACTCTATTTCCGCAGAAGCTTGGCAAAAAGGTGGACTTAAGAACTTTGAAAAGAATCCTATTATTCTTTTCAACCATGACTATGACCGTCCTATTGGACGTGCCACAGGAATGAAAGCCGGACCTAACGGTTTAGAACTGGAATGTAAGATTAGTAAAAATGCCCCTGGCAATATTGCTGAACTTGTTAAAGACGGTGTCCTTGGAGCCTTTTCTGTCGGTTTCAGAGTCAAGGATGCTGATTACCTAAAAGAAACCGATGGGCTAATGATTAAGGATGCTGAGTTGTTTGAGGTTTCGGTTGTTTCCGTTCCTTGTAACCAGTCAGCTACTTTTTCTCTATCGAAATCTTTCGACTCAGATGAAGAGTATGAAGAGTTCAAAAAAACCTTTAAATTAACCAATCGTGTGGATCTAGCCGGTCAGTCTCTGGCTAAGGACGAAGTCAATACTTCTAGCATAGCTAGTGACACACCGGATGAAACGGTAAAATCCGTTCAACAGGAGACAAAAATGTCTGACATTCAAAAATCAGAAATCGACTTGGAAGCATTCGCTAAACGAGTAGCAGAAGAAACTGCCGCTAAAATTGCAATGAAACAAGCAGAAGAAAAAGCAGCTCAGGCTGCTGAAATTAAAACCGCTGAAGATGCTCAAGAAGCTAAAGCTGCTCAGGAAGAGCAAGTCAAATCAGTAATTACTATGGGTATTGAGTCCGGCGCAGAGCGCTTGATGAAAGACGTAGAATCTAAATTGGCTGAGAAAGATGCTAAAATCGAAGAAGTAATTAAGCAGTTCTCTGCTCAATTGGCTGAAAAAGCAACTGAAATCGATGCTATGCGTAACAGCAAGCGAGTATTTGGCGATCGTAAAGAACAAGGCGATCTCTCTAAGTGGGGCAAAGACTTCATGCACGCTAGCCTTTTGGGCACTATGACAGGCAAGGGCATGAACACTGATTTTGCTCGTGGCGTTATGGAAAAAGCTGGTATCGACTATGCTACCAATGCTGGTGACATCGATCAAGAAGTTTCTCGAATGATTGAGAAAGAAATTACTTTGAATCTTCGGACTGCTGGTCTGTTCCGTGAAATCAAAGTGAATGGCGCTGCTACTGTATTGCCAATCCAGCCTGATGTTGAAGCTGCAACTTTCCAAACTGGTGCTGCTAGTGCCGGTAACTTGGAAAATCGTGGCGCTGCTGATAACACATACAAGCCATCACAGGTAGTATTGAATGCTTATCGTTTGATCAGCCAGACTTTCATGGACAACCATGTCGATGAAGAAGTTCTCATCAACCTGATGCCTATGCTTATCGACTCAGTTGCCCGTGCTCACGCCCGTGCTGTTGATGGTGCTATCATTGTTGGTGCTGGTTCTATTACTGGTCTTGACGGCTATGCTACTGCGACCGCAACTCCTCTTGCTGGCGTTCTGACTGCTGCTAATCTGCTGGGTGCACGTAAGCTGATGGGTAAGTATGGTGTGAATCCTACTGATGTAGCTTATGTTGTATCACAGGCTCGTTACTTTGAACTGATCGAAGATGCCGGCTTTGCTGACATCACTGATGTTGGTTCTGACGTTGCTACTAAGATCACCGGTGCCATCGGCGCGGTCTACGGTTCACCAGTAATTGTCTCTGACAGCTTTGCTGCAGAAGCAACTGGCGCAGCTTGTGCCTTCGCAGTTAACACTCGTAACTACGCGATCCCGCGTCTGCGTAGCGTAACTGTTGAGCAAGACTACGAAGTTGGTAATCAGCGTCGTGTTATCGTTGCAACTCAATCACTCGGTTTTGAAGAGTTGGTTGCAGATGTTGCGGATAATCGTTCTGCTGTTAAGATCGATCTCGCTTAAATGTAGTTAAACTGGGGAGGTTCGCCTCCCCAAGTTTTTATTAATTGACCTATTATGACAAATTTGATTACACTAGAAGATTATAAAGAAGCTGAGGGCATAAACACCCCAAAGGAAGACTTGCGTCTGGCAAATTTGATTCCATCAGTGAGTCAATTAATAAAAACTTATTGCGGTAATAGTATAATTGACTATTACTCTGTTAATAAGGAAGAGACTATAAATGTTAATTGGGATACTAATATAGTACAATTAACAGAAAGCCCTATAGTTAACATTATTACTGTAGAGGAAAGAGATTCTTATAGTTCTCCCTATACTATACTAACTCAACCAGCATACGATTACTACTTAGATACTAATACTGATAGTTTAATTCGTACTAATGCAAGCGGTTATCGTAACTGGAGAAAAGGTCCAGGAGCTGTTCGTGTAGTGTATAGAGCGGGCTATTCAGAATGTCCTGCAGATTTGAAACTTGCAGTACAGGATCTTATAACTTATTACTTAAAAGATGAGCATAAGGAGCGTCGAACAATGCAAGGTGCAAGTATTCAAAATGCTAGTAGTTCTTCGCAGACAAATAATGTTGCATTCCCAGATCATATTAAACGTGTTCTGGATCTATATAAGAACTTTTAGATGAGTAGTATTAAACTACTAGCCTTTTTAGAGAAACTCGACACGACTTTGACGCGAGATAAGGCTTCAGAGTCTTATAGAAAACTAACAGCTAATAAATTACACCATACTGTAAATATTATTCCAAAGAATCTTACTAATATATTGATATCATCTATTAAAAGATCCACTAATATAGGGGATATAGACTATGCTATCAAAGCATTTCAATCTACAGAGTATAAAAAGATATTAGATGATTTTATGAACACTGTAAGAGACAACTTTAAAGCATTAGCTGCTAAGGAATCACTTACTGTTATTTTTAAAAAGGGCAGCCAATCGGGGCCAATAAAAATTATACTACTAGTGCCTGAAAAAGGGCCAAGAGGCAACTTTGAACTAGCTCAAGCTCAGTACACCGCACCTTTACAACTATTTTATGAAAATGTTCTAAACTTATTAGAAACAAAAAGTATAAAGCGTAAAAGTACAAGTAATAAATCTGGTGAAGTAGATCAAACAAAAGCAGGACAACTATTTAATTTAGAGCATTTTAAAAGCACAAGTAATGTAAAAGCTTTTCTTAATGATAGTATACATGAAGCCTTAACTACAACCTATACTAAAGACGAATATGCAACTGTAGAACAGGATTTGAAGTCTCTAGGCTTGAAGACCTATCTTCAAATAAGTAAGAATGCAAAAACAGGAAGTATTAAAGTACACTTAGGAAGCCAATTTAGAAACGTTCAAGACTCCGCAGGCGAGCAAAAGTTAAAAACAGACCTACAAAAAGCATTAAAAAAGGGTTTAGAGAAGCTAAAAGGAGAACTTGTTGTATTATCAGGTTCAGATAGCTTACTAGTAGGACAGGAAAAAATAGTACTTAAAACAGTGTCTGACCCTTTTAGAAAGATTAAAGGGGCAAAAGTTAAGACAACCAGCACAAAAATAAAAGAAAGTAAAAGGGCAGAAACTCTGAGTGTCAGTCCTACAATTAAAAAAGGTGCTGCAATTACTGCCGGTAAATTACGAAAGACCCGAGTACAGAAAGGCACTAAACGTAAAACCCAAAGTCCTTTATCAATGTTAGTATTATTAAACAAGGATATAGGAGTAACTGTAGCTAATAATATGTATAATCCAAGACTGAACTTTCAATCAGGTAGATTTGCCGAAAGTGTACGAATTACAGACGTAACAACTACAGCAAGAGGGTTTCCTAGTGTAGGGTACACCTACGATAAGTTTCCATACCAAACCTTCGAGCCTGGTTATGCTCAGGGAGATGTAAATAGAGATCCACGAAAATTAATCGATAAATCTATTAGAGAGCTAGCCACCCAGTTCGTAGTAGGCAGATTTTATACTAGGAGAATGTAATGGCAGGAGAGAGACTATACACGTCTAAACGATTAAATATAATAAATTCTCTAGTTACTAAACTGAAGGATATTGATGGGTCAGGAGCATATTTAACTGATCTTAGTGAAAATGTACATCCAAGACTAAAGTTTTGGGACGAGATAGAGGAGTTTCCAGCACTTCATCTAAACGCGGGTTCTGAAACACGAGAATACCAAACTGCTGGTTATAAGGATAGATTTTTATCCGTAACTGTAAGATGTTATGTTAATGAGGAAGATGCACAAGCGGCTTTAAATGCTTTAATGGAAGACGTAGAAACAGTCCTAGAGGAGAATTCTAGACTAGAATACGTAGATGCTTATAACAAATCTTACTACACACAACAAATCACTATAGTTAGTATTGATACTGATGAAGGTGTACTTGAACCATATGGCGTTGGAGAAATGCTAATAGAGGTTCGATATTAGAAAATGCTGGCAAGAACAAACGTTCACGTCCATGCCTTTTCAAGATAGCATAGGAGAAATCTATGGCTCAACAATTATATTTTAGTCGCGACACGAAAGTATAC